CTCAAAACTGCAAAACAGTCCAGTGTTGTGGCGATAAACCTGTGCATGTTCGTTCCTATTACAGATTTCGGTTTGGTAAATGGGAACACGTGACAGAACATTGCAGAAGACTACCGTGTCATTATCGCTAAAAGACTAGTCTTTCCGAGGATACGTGACAGGTATCCTCGTTTCTTTTTTAATCTGTATTAGACAAATATTCTTTACTAAAATACCCTTTTGCAATAAGCCACTTAATCATAGACACACAACTGTCAAAAGGGCTGTTCTCGATATGGGTACCGGCAAAACAATCTACGGTATATCTACATACGGAGAAGTTATATCCAGCCTCATACTTAATCAATTCTGGATGGTGAAGAACATTTGGTTTGTCGCAAGGAATCTCATAAGGAAGCAGTTCAAGTAACCGGACCAAGCTCCATGCTGGAATGTCATTGTTGTCTATGTTTTCCAGTGATGGTGGACACAATTGTAGTTCCCATTCCAATGAATCAGTGCTTGATTTTGTACAGCGATATACCAAATCTGCTGTTTCAGGTTTTACACCTAGCTCTATTAATTGTTGCGACTGCTCTATGCTTGTTGCAACTTGTGTTGTAAACTGTGCCATATCGTTATCATTTTTTCATTAGTTCTTCTTCAAATTCGGCAATGATACAGTCTGCATCACCACCATGTACCCAATTCTCTAAAACAGAAGCCAGAATTTCTATAGCTCTTTTCTTGGCATCTTCTTCACCTTGTTTGTAGGCATCCATACCTATTCGATCTATGTCTCCTAAAAAATCATAACTCATTTCTCTAAACAGATTTAAAATGTTCTATAAGCTCTTTCACCGTTGCCTTATGACTACAATGGAACCATGCCGCCTGTACACTATCTTTAATATTTTCTCGTGCATAATTGATGTCATCGTCATCGCATATAAACCAAATATTTTCAGGAGGATATACAAACCATTGTGAATCGTCAGTATCGTCTCTCAATGCGGCTATGGCAAGGAACAAAGCCTCATTAGTTCCGCAATGAATATACCCATTACATTGTTCAGGAGGATATGGAACATCAATTCCAAACATCTCATCATTGTCTGTCGCTAAAAAATCATCGTTTATATACCTTTCATATCCTATTTTATACCCTAAACGAACTAACTTATCTCGAAGCTCCGGTGTGTTTTTGAGTATAAACACAGGTGTTGTAAATCCCATAGTTAATCCTCCGTTTCTATCTTTACTTTGGCACGTATTACAAATATTCCACTACATGAATTAAAAACATCGCATGGATCTGAATACAACCTATCACCTAAATAAGTACCACACTCATTCTTTAAAGAACACTCTAAACAAGGGGATTCGCTCGGTATGACAAACTCATGCAAAACTCCATTAATTATTATTCCATTATTTACTTCCATAATCATTTCTTTCTTCTATGTGTTTTCTTATTTTTGTTTTTCTTTCAATTCTTCAATCATCCGTTCAAGGCGATTGTATTCATCTCTCCCAGCTTTATAAGACTGGTCAATGCAATCACGACAGAATTCCAGACGTTTAATTTGTTGTTCCAATGTTTCGTTCATATTTCTTATTATTATATTTTATTCCAGAGGACAATCACTGGGAATATCAACTTCGTCACTTTCGTAGGGTCGAAGTGCAGCGGCTACTGTCCTTTTTAATTTTTCACAGAAGAGTTTTACGTCATCGTCACAAAACCAATCATACGGTTCTGGGTCTGGAAGAATTGTACAATGCGGACATTGTACACACTTCTTTATTTCATTAATTTTTGTTTTACCCATATTGTATATCAACTTTAATTAAACCAATGTTTTCAATATTCCAATCGCTTTTGCTATACTCAAAACTTCCTTCTTTGTTTTTACAGCAGCTGGAATAATTGTCCCATTTGCAGACTTAGAATAGGTCTTGCCACGACATAATACATAATCGTAACCCATTACTTGCTTCTTACGAGAGAAACCTATACATCCATATTGCAGCGTCCATTCAGAACCACCTCCAAACGGCATATAGTTACCTTTATCATCATACCACGAATTTTGATGACGTCTTGCATGAAAATAACGAGTACCAAGTTGATTATACAATAACACCTCGTATGCACTGTTGATTGAACGATTATGTAAATTCAATCGTTCGCAATTTAATCGTTGTCGAGTATCAATCGGTAAATCACAGAATTTCATATTTATTCTTATCTGAGTGTTGGTTTCTCGAATGTAATATTAGGCAGAAGAGAGTCGACTTTATTAGCAATTCTACAATTCCATTCTTGTTCTACATTTGATATAGCTTCCATTATCTTACCGAAAAGGCAAACTGGAATTTCATCGCAGCAGGGGTCTATAAAAGAGACACATCCTTTTTCATCTATCTTATACCGTATTAAAAGCTGTTTACGGTCATCTGTAATTCTCTTTTTACTCATTTACGATATTTAATAAGTTAAATTTCCATCTTTACTAATAGTAATCACCCCGCTCGTTACCCCAACAAAATAATACTCGGCCTTTGAGATGATGCCTTTGTTTTTCTCCAACATGTGTTCTGCTTCTATTTTATCAAAAGCGGTAACTAAGCAAAGTGTATTATCAATGCATAGTCTAAAAATAAATGTTCCCATATTAATTACTATCTTTTTATTAGTTAATTTTCACCCAAATACGAGAACCGGGTAAATCTGATTTAGCTGACATTACATGAAATGCCAACACCTTTTTCACATCTACGCGATTTCCTTTAATTGTTCTTTTAACTTTTTCAGCACTCACAAAATAAGTGTATTCACGTTCACCATTTAGATGTTTTTTAAGAGCTTCTTTTGCGTCAGATTCCTCTTTAAAAACATCATAAGAATATGCGTTATAGGTCCGTTCTCCATCCAATTTAAATTGTAGCTGATAAAAGACTTCATTTGTTTCTTTATCAAAAGATTTTCCTATTCTTATCTTCATTTCTATACATTTATTAGTTAAAGAGCACACCCTAATAAAAATAAAGTGTCGAATTTTAAAATTATTGCTGAAATGGATGCGCCCTTTGTTTTTTATTACTACTTTTACAACTGTCGAATTTAAAAAATTATTGTTTATGAAATTAACTAGTGAAATTATCAACATCCTCAACGCAGGTGGAAGTGTAAAGATTAACTGTAAATCAAAACTAACTTCAGAACTAATCAACATTGCTATGGCTGCGTCAAAGAATAACGTAACTCTCATTTGTACCAATGCAGGATGCAAATTAACATCAGAGCTAATTAACATAGCTGCTGCTGGTAAAGGACATGTTGTTTTTGAATTAGACTAATGTTTAAAGTCAGGGCGTGCACAACTATTGCTACCTGACTTTACGTCATTTTCTATTGTGTAATCCATTTGTACAGTTTTTCGGCAACTTCAATGATGGATTCTTTATCACAGATTTTCACCGATACTTCCACACACCATCTACGCAAATCCATTTCCTGTTCTTTAGGTGTCATTGCTAAATCTTTTGTTTCTGATTTTTCTTTCATACATTCTTGTTTTTTGTTTTGACTTCCTCTAATTTGCAACAATTATGTTTATCATCTTGCTTCCAACATGGAAGCCCTGAACCTGAATATAAGTCACAATAGTCACAACCGTCCCAATTTGGGCGTGCTCTACATACATTGATAATATTTTCCCTTTGTTTGTGAGAAAGAAAATAACTTCTTAATCTTTCCGCATTATTAACATTAGTTGCCATGTTCTCAAAATTTATCATTTATAGACTCTCTTATCTTCTTGTCGGTGCCGGTTTAGTTTTAAACATATACAAATCTTTACCATTATTATCAAGAAGATAATAATCCGGTTTTACTAATGTGATCCAGTAATCTGTAGGCAGCAAACGTTCGTCTCCAAAAGAAGGGGACGTGTATTGGCTAGTTGGAACATAATGAGCTTGAAACAAAACCTTATCATTGTTATATGTTGACATGATTCTTGTTATATCTACATCAGAAAAATGTTCCAAGACCCCATGTGTTACCACTACTGTAGATGATTCAAAAAACTTAGGTTCACAAATATTCTCTTTAACATAAAACAATGGGACTTTTCCTAAGTAATTATCCGTGGATATTGAGAGTGTGTTCTTGCAACATAGCTCCAACATAGGAATATTGATGTCAGAGAAGATAACTTTTGAAATTTTCTTTGCATCAGAAGCACCTGTTAATCCAAAATAATTAAACAACCTCTCTCCTATTTGCGAAATAGCAAGGCTTACAGTACCTATTCCACATCCTTCCTCCTTTAAGATAAGGGGTGCTTTCAGGTCGTAGGATATTTGTTGTATATTGATAATTATTTCTTCTATAAACCGGTTATATTTTTTACAAAAGACATTCACATAACTGTCGTTACAGACACGACTTTGATAGAAATTATCCCATGTATTCACAGGCTCTGTAATATTATCTTTGCTCATATCTCCTTTTGATTCTCAAATTATTCCTCATCAACATACACCTCTTTCTTATTGTCAGGCCAAGATTTACGAATCAGGGAAGTGATCTTCTTTCTTTGAAGTCTCTCGATAGCTTTTCTTTTGGCTTCGGCTTTATTATTAGCCGAAACCACTATTTCAAAAGCATCCAGGTCAATCGTCACTCGGTATTTTTTCATATCATTTTTCTATACTTTTTCCAGATCACTGCTTGCTGCAATTCCTTTTAAAACAGCTCCTCCAACTTCAACGCGATAAAAGTAAGAAGGCTGAATATTGTTATCTGAATCTTCAGAAAATGACGGATACACTTTCTTTACTCGACCAATTTTACCAACCATTGCCGGTTGCAAATCATTAGAGACAATTTTCACATTATCCCCAACATTAAATTTTAAATTTTCCATATTATTGTTGTTGAATTATGCAACCTTACGTTGCGTTGTTACTAATATTTTACATAATGCCTCACAAAGAACTCGTGCCATATTAACTTCTACAGCATTGCCTATATACTTTTTCTGTTCTGCTTTTGTTCCTATTAGCATATAATCTTCCGGGAATCCCATAATACGTTTCAACTCTGGAATCGTTAGCATTCTCATTTTTATATCGGAAATTCCGTACATGGCCATGAATTCCTTTATTTTTTTCATTACATCGGTATCTGTGTCGTATATCTCATATACCAGTCCTCCTGAAAACATCTTAATAAAGCTAGGTAGATCTCCCTCTCTAGATGCTTCAATTAAATATGGTGGCATCTTATCCATTCTAGCAATTAACGTAAAACAAGGTTTATCTACTGATCCGCCAGCAGAATT